GGCGTTGTGACGGCATGGGACCTAGGGATGGACGACTCCACCTCAATCATCTTCGCGCAGTTCGTCGGCAACGAGGTGCGCATCATCGACCACATCGAGGACAGCGGCCACGGGCTGGCCCATTACGCGCGCCTGATGTCAGAGAAGCCGTACACCTACCTGACCCACGTCCTACCGCATGACGCCCGTGTGCGCGAACTGGGCAGCGGTCTGTCCCGTGTCGAAACGCTCGAGGGCCTTGGGTTGCGGAACATCATCATCGCCCCGAACATCCCGATAGAGGACGGCATTCAGGCTGTGCGCAACGGGCTGGCGCGCACATTCATCGACAGCAAGCTGATCCGGTTTGCCGAGGCGCTGCGGCAGTATCAGCGCGATTGGGACGAGCGGTCCAAGACGTGGCGATCACGGCCAAGACATGACCATAACTCGCACTGCGCCGACAGCGCACGGTATCTGTTCGTCGGCTATCGGCCCGTTGAGGACGATTGGAAGACGCCCCTGCGCAGAAACCTTAAAGGAGTCCTTTAGCGCGCACTTTGCGTCTGCTTGGCTTTGTGCTATAGATTGCGCAAATTACCGGAGATTTGCCATGGACGCGCGCTTTACCGGCCTCCTCGATATGATCAATGGCGGTGGCGCTGGCCAAGCCGGTCAGTCGTTTGAAGACGGGCCGCTGTCTGGATTGCTCAACATGCTCGGCATCCGCCCGAGTGGATTTCGTTCCCGCGAGGCTGAACAACCGCAGCAAATGCTTTCGCCGCGGGCATCTTCGATGGGTGGCCCTGCTCCCATGACGCCGCCTGAGAACTTTGCCTACGTCGCTGGACGCCCTGACATGGCAGACCCTGCGGCCCCGCTCCCCAACACCCTTGGCGGCCTTTCAATGCCGGGCCAGCCAACCCTGACGCCAGAGCAAATCCAGCAGCTTCTGATGGCGCTCAACATGATGCCGCAGTCTCCCATGTCCGTTTCGCCAAGGATGCCCACGGGCGAAAACTATGACCCGATGGCGCGCGGCGCTGGGGTGTTCCCGAACAGTTATGGAGCGCGATGATGAAAAAGCCAACCAAAGCCGACGCCAAAGTCTCCAAGGTCATGGGCGAGTTCAAGAAGGGCACGCTGCACGCTGGCGTTGACCCGAAGGGGCCGAAGAAGGCACCGATGGTCAAGTCTCGCAAACAGGCCATTGCCATTGCGCTGAGCCAGGCAGGAAAGGCGAAGAAATGAAAGCCCCAGTATTCAAGCCCTGCAAGGGATGCCCGAACCCGACCAAGTGCAAAGCCATGGGCAAGTGCATGATGAAGGCCAAGAAGTGAAGGGCCTCTATGCAAACTTGAACGCCAAAAAGGAGCGCATCAAGGCGGGCTCCGGCGAGAAGATGCGCAAGCCGGGCGCCAAGGGTGCGCCCACGGCGGCCGCGTTCAAAGCATCAGCAAAGACGGCGAAGAAGAAATGAAAACCCCGGCCTGGACGCGCGCAGAAGGTAAGGCAAAATCCGGCGGCCTGAACGCCAAAGGGCGCGCGTCCGCCAAGGCCGAGGGTATGAACCTGAAGGCTCCGGTGAAGGCTGGAGACAACCCGCGCCGTGCCTCGTTCCTCGCTCGCATGGGCAATATGCCGGGGCCCGAGCGCAAGGATGGCGAACCGACGCGGCTTCTGTTATCCTTGAACGCATGGGGCGCGTCCAGCAAGGCCGACGCGAAAGCTAAGGCTAAGGCCATTTCGGCCCGCAATGAGGCGAAGAAGAAATGACCATCACGAACTACGGCACGCTGAAGACGGCCATCGCGGACACGCTTAACAGGGACGACCTTACCTCGGTCATCCCGCAGTTTGTCTCGCTGGCCCAGGCGCAGTTCAACCGCAAGATCCGCTCGCACCGCCAGATCACGCGGGGCAGCCTGACGATCGACGCGCAGTTCGAAGCCCTGCCTGCCGATTGGCTGGAAACGATCCGCATCACGATGGACGCCAACCCGATCCGGGTGCTGACGCAGATCAGCATGGACGACCTGACGCGGTATCGCACGGCCATCGACAACACGACGGACGCGCCCGTTTACTTCGCCCACAACGGGACCGACATCGAGTTGTTCCCGACGCCCAGCACGTCCTACACGGGCGAAATTACCTACTACGCCAAGATCACGGCGCTGTCGGCGGACGGCGACACCAACTGGCTGCTGACCAATAATCCGGATGTTTATCTTTATGGATCGCTAATACATAGCGCCCCATACTTGCGCGAGGACCCTCGGCTCGCGGTGTGGGCCGGACTGCTGGCGCAGGCCATGAGCGAAATAGAGGACGAAACCGCTGCTGCTAGGTTTGGTTCCCCATTGCGCATGAGAATGCGCTGACGGCACAGACCATCCTTGACGGTATAGGCGCAAGCTATTAAAGTTTTGGGGCGAGAGACGTTGCAACCGTCAATCTCGCCCCTGATCAACAAGCGAATGGAGGTTCGCCGTGACTACAAAAGAATTACCAGCCGTCGATTACTTGCGCAAGCGCCTTCGGTATGAGCCGGAGACAGGAAAACTGTTCTGGCTTGACTGTGATGACATGCCAAATAGTTGGCGTACGCGGCTTGCCGGCAAGGAAGCGTTCACCGCTGTTTGCGGAAATGGCTATCGAACTGGCAGTGTTAATAACGTGCAACTGCAAGCTCACAGGGTTATTTGGGCACTTTTTCATGGTGAGCAGCCAAGCGATCAAATCGACCACCTCAACGGAATCCGCACGGATAACAGGATTGAGAACCTGCGAGTGGTTACTCCGCAAGAAAATTCGCGAAACAGTAAGATGCGCCGCGACAACACGAGCGGTGTCAGTGGTGTGTCCTGGGTCAAATCCCGCGGGAAGTGGGAAGTTCGAATCACGGTAGACAACAAGATAATCCACCTCGGTCGCTTCCAGAGCATTGACGAAGCCAAGGCCGTCCGCGCTGAAGCCTCGGCTCGATACGAGTTCACCAAACGCCACGGCACAGCAATCTAGCGCGACAAACTTATGTGTGTTAGTCTGCCGAAAACGCACATTAGGGGCGCGATATGGCCGACACAACAACCACGAACTACGCCCTGGTCAAACCGGAGGTTGGCGCAAGTGCCGACACCTGGGGCACCAAGATCAATACCAACCTAGATAGCGTTGACACGCTTCTGGCACGCCCCAAGGCGTTGGTGGGCAGCGCCGCGCTTCCCGCGTACACTTTCAGCACTGACCTCAACACTGGGATGTATTCAGTTGCTGCGGACAATCTCGGGTTCTCGGCAGGCGGCGTAGAGCAACTTCGTCTCAATGCTGGCTTCGCGCAGTTGGTCGGCGCAACTACCGAGATTAGATCCCTTCAGGTCGGGGTAGGTCGCACAGGGAACGGGAACGCCACAATCGATCTTATCGGTGATGCGACCTACGTCAATTATGGGGCCAGATTTATCCGAGGAGCGTCCGGGCCAAACGCCGATACCAGCATCAACCACCGGGGCACTGGCAGCTTTACCCTAAAAGCTGAGGATGCTGCCCCGATCGCTTTCTTCAACAATGGCACCGAGAGTGGACGATTTACCGTTGACGGTCAGTTTCTGGTGGGGCGGACGACTTTTAACAGCGGCGACAATACGGTTGGGTTTCAGGTTTCTGGCGATGGGCAGTTTTATCTTTCCTCCGCAAATAATAGCGTTTTCAATAGGATAACAAGTGACGGCCAAGTTATAACTTTCCGCAGGCAAAACGCAGGCGTTGGTAACATCAGCGTTACCGCCTCGGCCACGGCCTACAACACATCTTCGGACTATCGCCTCAAGGAAAACGTCGCCCCGATCACCGACGCAGCGGATCGCCTGATGCTGCTTAGTCCGCGCAACTTCAACTTTATCTCTGACCCCGCCAACCCAGTGGACGGTTTCCTTGCCCATGAAGCGCAGGCGGTCGTTCCGAACGCGGTTGTCGGTCAGAAAGACGAAGTGGATGCAGATGGCGCTCCAGTTTACCAGAGCATCGACCACTCCAAAATGGTGCCGCTCCTGACCGCCGCGCTGCAAGAGGCTCTTACCAAGATCAACGCCTTTGAGGCCCGCATCGCTGCGCTGGAAGCATAACATCGTGGCCGAAGAACCTCGATTCGAGCGCATGGAAAAGCAAATCGACAAGCTTGGCGACAAGATTGACGACTTGACCAAGGTTGTCACCGTCATGGCTCGGATTGAGGAGCGCATGATTACCCTGTTCAAGCGCATGGAGACCTACGAATTCCGGCACGACACGTTAGACGGGCGTCTAACAAGCGTTGAGCAAAACACCACGCAGCGGGGCGTGGTTGATCGGGTGCTGGAAAAGGGCTTTTGGCTGGTGCTGGGCGCGGGGATGGCCTTCCTCGTCAAGGTATTCGGAGAGTGATATGCGCCCGCTGAATGAAATCATTGTCCACTGCACGGCAACCCGCCCCGACTGGTGGTCAACACGCACGACGGGGCAGAAGGTGGCCGAGGTTAGGCGCTGGCACCTTCAAGACCGCGGGTGGTCCGACATCGGGTATCACTTCCTGATCGACCGTGACGGCACAGTTGTAGCCGGTAGGCCGCTGCAGACCGTCGGGGCCCACACGCAAGGCCACAACACCGGCACGATCGGCATCAGCCTGTTCGGCGGCCACGGGTCAGCCTCAACGGATGCGTTCGCCGAGCACTTCACGCCGCAGCAGGACAAGGCACTGCGGGATTTGATTGAGCACCTGAAAACCAATTACCCGACGATCACGAAGGTCAGCGGCCACAATGAGTATGCAAAAAAAGCTTGTCCTGGGTTCAGCGTACCGAAGTGGTACGGGGCCCAGTCAACCAGCCCGTCGCGCATGTCGCGTTTGGCTACATTCCTCAAAGGAGAACCAAAATGACACATGAACAGTTCGGCGGCATTGTCCGCGCGCTGGTGGCCGCTGCAGGGGGCTACTTCGTCGGGCAGGGCCTCATTGACGCCCAGACCATGATGACCGTGGGCGGGGCTATTACGACGCTCGCAGTGGCCGTCTGGTCGATCTATTCGAAGAAGAAGGTATGATCGCACTGCTGACCATCACGGTTGTCTTGATCGTGATGGTCGTCCTGTTTGCTTTGGCCATCGGCCGGCGATCTGGCAGCGACGCCAAGGAAACACTTACGGCAGCGCGCAAGGCGGAGGAAATCGAGAATGAAGTTCAGGCTCTCCCTTCTGATGCTCTGCGCGCTCGCGCTCGGACCTGGGTGCGCAAGCCCAAGGGGTGACTTCTGCGACGTGTCCACCGCGATGTACTTTGGCGGGGATGATGTGGTAGACTGGCTTTCAGTAAATGATGAACCGCTCCTGCGCAGCATCGTCACCCACAACAGTCTGGTAGAAACATGCCGCTGATCCCGCTCCAAGTTCCGCCAGGCGTTTACCGCAACGGCACCGACCTGCAGAGCGCGGGCCGCTGGCGTGATGCCTCTCTGGTGCGCTGGACGGAAGGCACCATGCGCCCGGTCGGCGGGTGGCTGACGCGTGCCACCGTGACGGACCAGCCGCTGCGTGGGGCGCTGGCCTGGCGCGACCTTGGCGGCGATCGGTGGTTTGCTGCGGGCAGCCACTTGGGCCTGTTCGTTGGCTTGGCCAGCAACACGATTACGAACATCACGCCGGGGTCTTTTGTCGGCGGCACTAAAGACGCAGCGGTTAATATCGGCTACGGCGGCGGGTTTTATGGCACTGCGGCCTACGGCATCACGCGACCGGACACGGGGAACTACAGCCTCGTTTCAACGTGGTCGCTGGATACCTGGGGCGAATACCTTGTCGCGTGCAACGCGTATGATGGCCGCCTTCTGGAATGGCAGCTAAACGTGGCCAACGATGCCGTGGCGATCAGTGGCGCGCCCACGGGCTGCGATGGCCTGATGGTAACGGAGGAGCGGTTCCTGTTCGCCTTCGGCCCGGGCGGGAACTTCCGCCGGGTGCAGTGGTCTGACCGCGAGGACAACACGACTTGGACCCCGCTGGCCACGAACGAGGCGGGCGACATTGAGTTGCAGACGTCGGGTCAGATTATGCTCGGCATCCGGACGCGTGGCCAAGCCCTGATCCTGACCGACCAAGACGCGCACTCGGCGACGTACCAAGGGCCGCCGTTCGTCTACGGGTTCGAGCGCGTGGGATCTTCTTGCGGCGCCGTGTCTCGCCTGTGCGCGGCTGCGGTGGACAACGGCGTGTTCTGGATGGGGCCGGGCGGGTTCCACACATACTCCGGCGGCGCGGTCCAAGACCTGCCCTGCGATGTGGCGGATTACGTCTTCGGCGACATCAACCTCACGCAAATTTCAAAAGTAGCAGCCGTGGCCAACGCGCGCTTCAACGAGATTTGGTGGTTCTACCCCTCGAGCGGCAGCATCGAAAACGACCGATACGTCACCTACAACTATCAGGAGCAGCATTGGAGCACG